CGGATCAGGCCCTGCACTTCCGGCGTGGCGAAGGTGCCATAAATAGTCGGTCCCCACAATTCCTTGATCGGCAGGCGGCGACGCGTTCGGCGGCGATAAGCGCCGCGGTGCCCGGACCGCATGTTGGCGATAAACGCCGAGCGGATGACCTGGCTCTTGCCCCAGGCGCGCGTGCGCACCCCTGCGCCGGTCTGCGCCGTGCCGGGGAAGTCGTACAGCGGGATCGGCTTGCGTGATGAGCGGATCGTCGCCTGATAATCGCCGACCCGCACCGAGTCATAAGACAGTCGCGCCTTGACCGTGCCGCTCTTGAGCCCGGTGCGCTTGGCGATCAATTGCGCCGCTTTGGTGATGCTGGCCTTGGCGGTGTCGACCAGCGCCAGCGCCACCGCGGGATCAGACTTCGGCGGGGCCAATGCTTCGAGGTTCCCCAGAAACACCGTGGCGTCGAACGTGAAGCCGCCTTGTCCCGGCCGCATGCCTTTCATGCGCGAAGCTTAGCCGCAAAAACGGTCGTCCGTAACCGTTTTCTACCAACACGCGAGAACCACGTCGCGATCTCGCGCGACGACGCAAATCGACAGGGACGCGTCCTGGGGCACGTGATGACGCGCCCTAAGCTGCCCTACGTGCGAAGCGCTTTCGCGCGCCAGCGACGCGCCCAGCGCGATCTGACGCGACTTTGCGACCCCTCATCGCGCGACCTCGCATGCAAGATGCACGCAACAAGCGGACTGCGACAGGATGACGCACTCCGCTTGCGGCGTGTTTCAACGTGCGGATGCGGTTGGTTTCTCAAGTACTTCCGAAAACGAGTACAAACGCCCGGAAAAGTGGAAAAAATCTCTTGAGAAGCCCGGCGAATAGCTTATATTCATGTGTGTAAGACGAAACGACAGAAGGACGAAGCGAAACGCGAAACGAAACAAGACTTCCAAGGGACGCGCGAAGCAATCCAGGCGCGACCCAGCTTCGAAGGATTGCAAAGTCAGCCAACCATATCATTCCCCGGGCTGACGGATCGGGATCGGGTAGGAAAGCTCGAAAGCGCGCACTAGCGCCTGAAGCTCCCCGGCAGGCCCCCCCACAGGCGACCCACTTCGGGTTTCGGACACGACAAAATCGAAGGAATGCGCCCGCGCTGCCAGATAGCGCGGCTCATTGCAGGATCTCCACTTGCAAAACGAAACGAGCGAGCGCGCGTCAGAAATGACGCGCGCTTGATCGCAACCCGTCTGACGAGGCCCGGTGATGCCGGGACGAAAGCGCACAAGCGCTCACGGGAAATCAACCCGAAACCCTATCGCAATGGAGCCCACGATGACCAACACGATCCGCCATATCGCTGCGATCCGCGCAAACCGGACCCGCCTGGCTGCCAAGTCGAATTCGTTCACCAACGAAGTCGCACGCAAGGCGATTTCCGAAGCGGTCGCGATTTTCGACGCGCTGCACAATGTGCCCACCCCGTGCGATCGGCACCTCGCAGCTGTCAAGGCAAATCGCACCCGGCTCGCAGTTCGCGCTTCGAAGTTCACCAACGAAATCGCCCGCAAGGCGATCGAAGACGCGCTGTCACAAGCCGCCTGACGAGCCCGTGAAATTCGGGCGAAACGCCCAGCGCTTGCTGGGCGTAGCGGTAACTCTCTGCAATGGAGCCCACGATGATCACCCGTTCAACGATCGTCTGCCTGACTTTCTCCGATGGTTCGTCCGAAACAGCCCCGCTGTTCGATGTAATCGCCGTCAACATGTTAGACGACGACGAAGAAATCATCTTCGACGCGTTGATCCGTGTCGGTCGCTATGACCTCGACACCGGGTCGAACGGCGACAGCGACAACGTCGTTATCACTGTCGCGTAACCGCCTGATGAGCCCGTGAAATCCGGGCGAAACCAGCCACAAGGCTGGTCGCGGTACTTTCGACCGCATCCTTTCTGCAATGGAGTCCACGATGACAAAGTCAGTGATGCACTTCGCAGCCGTGCGCGCAAATCGTACCCGGCTGGCCCAGAAGGGCAAAACCTTCACCAACGCCGTCGCGAAAGCAGCGGTTGTCGAGGCGCTGGCGCACTATGACGCGCAACTGGCCGATGCGCCGGCGCGTCGCGTGCGTTCGAGCGTCCCGTGCGATCGTCACGAGGCTGCACGTCGGGCCAATCGGACCCGGCTCGCGGCTCGCGTCGCGACGTTCACCAACCCAGTTGCCAAGAAGGCCCTCGAGGACGCGTTGGCAGCACAAACCGCCTGAAGAGTTGGTGAGACCCCAGCGAAACGCCCAACGCAAGCTGGGCGTAGCGGTACAAAAAATCCGCACTTCTGCAATGGAGACCATCATGGCACGTCGCCAATATGTGCCGCCACGCGGCAGCAGGGTCAAATGGCAAGTCACGGTGTTGAGCCGTGACGGGCTCGAACTGCTCGACCACGCGCAATGCGAGGACGAGAAGGAGGTTCAGGCCTTCGCCACCGAGGCGCGTTCGCGCGACTTCGGGACGAAAATCCTCATCCGCGACACTTACGGCAAATCCCGATCCTGGGATTAATCCCCGCCTGACGAGTCCCCGTGACAGGGGACGAAACGTCCCGACACAAGTCGGGACGTCGCGGAAGTCCAATTCCGTACCACCTGCAATGGAGACCCTTATGGAAAACGTCGAGATCAAGGTGACGGGCGACAAGCTCGTAATCACCTGCGATCTGACCGCCCGCGGCGTCACGTCGAAGACCGGCAAAACCAAGCTGATCGCCTCGACCCACGGGATAGTGCCAGTCGAGTGCAAGCGCCCCGGCGTCAAGTTGGCGCTCAACGTCATGGTCCCGAACAATGGCCACTGATCGTTGGTCGCCGCAACGCAAAGCGGTGTTGTTGCTGGCGATCGATTACGACTTGTTGTCGATCGCCGAGGCTTCGATCCGCTTTGCCGTATCGAACGAGGAACTTGCTGCCTGGCGGCGTCAATTCGGCCGCCACGGCGTGCCGGCGATGCGCTCGACCCGTCTGCAACTCTACCCGGAGTGCCGGTCATGCTAGCGCGCAAGCTGTGGCACGCTTCGATCACCGCTGAACGCGTGATGGAGGCAGTCGAACGCGAGATGACGGAACTCGATAACCCCGGCTTTTGCCTGATTTGCGGCGAAGAGGCCGACGGTTGCGAACCCGACGCTCGCAACTACACGTGCGACAGCTGCGGTGCCGAACAGGTGTTCGGCGCCGAGGAATTGTTGCTATATCTCGGCTGACAACAATGGAGGCAACATGGCGTTGCAACTCGGCGCATTACGCGATGCGTTGCTGGACGCTGGCGCTTCGACCGACAAAGCCGACAAAGCCGCAGAAGAACTTGCCGATTATGAAAAGCGGCTGCTCGGCGTCGAAGGAAAGCTGACAATGTTGATTTGGGCGGTCGGCGCGAATGCCGCCGCCACGATCGCAGTTCTTGGCATGATTGTCAGCATGAACGGTCGGCTCGGCGACATCAGCGGCCAATTAACGCAAATCGCGCAATTACTACATCACTAAACCCGTCTGACGAGGCCCGGTAGCACCGGGCCGAAACGCGCGGCTCGCCCGCGCGTCACGGGAAGCTAATTTCCCGATACCTGCAATGGAGACCCATTATGCGAACCAAGAAAAGCACTTCGCGCGAAGTGGCGCCGTCGAACGGCGCTGCCGAGAACGTTGTCGAGGAGGCGGTCGTGGAGTCGGTGGCGGCGCTTGAGCCGATCGCCATCCCCGTGCTCGCGCTCAAGGCAGCGATCAGCTGCACCGGTGCCAAAACCACCGATGTCAACGGCGACAAGAAAGACGTCCCGGAAAATCTCCAGGGCGTCAACATCGCCACGCGCGAAGGCGAAGTCCGTGTCAGCGCGACCGACGGTCATCGCTTATTCGCCTATTCGATCCCAAGCGGGTCAGCAACGCTGCCCGGTTGGCTCGGAAAGGGAATAACGGTGCCGCTCGCTCTGTTCAGAGAACAGTTGATGATGATCGAAAAGCTCGGCGGCGACTCCGCCGTGATTTCGTATGGGACTGGCGCGCCGCGCCTGTTGTTGTCGGATCCTCACGACAATGTCACCTTTCGTCTGTTCCCAGTCGAAGGCGACTTTCCGGCTTACGACGGCATGTTCGCCAGCATCAATCTGTCGTCGCGCGAAACACTGGACCTCGAAAGTACCGGCTATCAAGCGGCCTATCTCAAGGGTGTCGCTGATCTCGCGAAATTGCTCGAGTCGCCGACCGTGCAGGTCTTCGGCGCCGGCGATGACAAGCCAACGTTGATTATGTTCCCCGGATGCCCGGGGGCGGTGTTGGCGTTGATGCCCGTGATGGGGCTCAGAGATCAGGCGTTGGCGCCACAACAAGCGCGCATATTGAACCCGGCAATCACCGGGACAATTGGCGCTTTGCGGGCCAATCGCACGCGCACCATGGCGCAGCTCGAAAAAATGCCGAACAATCGGCTGCTGCAAAAAAAGATCGAGGATTACGATCAGCGGATCAACACGTTGATAACCCGTACGCAGCCTCAGACCGCGTTACCTGCGCCGGCACCATCGCCTCAATTGCTTGATGAGGACGAGGCCGAAACGACAGACGACGGCGACACCACGCGCGTCGCCCAGCGAGCCAAGCTCAAGGGCGCGCCCGCGAAAAAGGCGAGGGCAAAATTCTTCGCCGATGTCAACGCCGTGTTGTCGCGTGACAATGCCGGTTTGACGATCCACCAACTCGCCGACGGCGTGCCGCTCGACAGCTGGTGGGAAGGCGGTTTGACGCCGGAAGTGGCAGCCACGCGCTGTCTCGATTGGCGCCAGGTCGAAACCGTGTTGTCGCCGGATAAAGTCGTTCCCGGCGAGGGCGATAAGTCAGTCAGCGAAGTCTTTCCCGAGACCGCTTCTGACGAGGCAGCGTAAAAAGTGGGGGCCGCCCCAATCGGGACGGCCCCCCAGTTCTGCAATGAAGACTCACGTCTTCAGCGCGGATATTGGGGGTTTTTAGCAAATTTGTCAACGGGGGGAGAAACACATGGCACGCGACACCGCGATTGCCTGGACCGAGTCGACGTGGAACCCGACAGTCGGATGCACGGTGATTTCGCCCGGGTGTACGCATTGTTACGCGATGCGCGAAGCTGCACGGATTGCCGGCTTTGGGGGGCCGGCGTCCGCCAAATATCGCGGTTTGACGCGCAACACCAAGGGAGGCCCGGTGTGGACTGGGGAATTGCGCTTCTGGGAAGCGGCGCTGTCGCAACCCATGCGCTGGGCGCGGCCGCGCATGATCTTCGTCAACAGCATGTCCGACCTGGCCCACGACGACATGCCGCGCGAATGGTTTGCCCGCATCTGGGAGGCGATGACGGCGGCGCAGCGCGCCCGTGGGCATGTCTTCCAGGTGTTGACCAAGCGACCCGACAATCTCGCTGGGTTGTTGGCGCAAATCGGCGTGACGACGCCGCACCCCGGCATCTGGCTCGGCGTCTCGGCCGAGGATCAGCGCCGTTGGGACGAACGCGTGCCGTGGCTCAAGCGACTGCCGACCGAAGTCCCGTGGATCTCGGTCGAGCCTCAGCTCGAGATCATCGATCGCGACCCGGCGGGGACGGGCTGGGTAGTGATCGGCGGCGAAAGCGGGCGACCGCGGCAGCGAGCGCGACCGTTCGACATCGCCTGGGCGCGCCTCATGATCCGGCGCTGTCAGGCGGCCGCCGTGCCGGTGTTTATGAAGCAATTGGGTTCGATCGCCCGTGATGGTGACCGGTCGTTGTCGACCGTGCATTATGCCGGCGGCGACCCAGAAGAATGGCCCCGCGATCTGCGGGTGCGCGAATACCCCTCTGCAATGGAGCACTCGAATGGAAAAACGACAATTGATCGACGCGATCCGGCGCGAAATCCGCAGCGCCACGGGGCGTGAATATCGCCTCGATCTCGACGCTCTCGACATCCTGACCTTGCGAGCATTGTTGCAGGCTTGGCGTGATGCCGCCGAAGAGCGGCAAATCGGAGTCATCCGCCCACGGCGGAGACAACCATTATGGTGACGCTACCCCGTCTGACGAGACCCGGCTGGCACCCAGGGCGAAACGCGCGGCTCGCCCGCGCGTCACGGGAAGCCTCTTTCCCGATCTGCAATGGAGACGACAATGCGTCGAAGAACAGCAACCGCCCAGGCGTTTCAGCCGGGGTTTGATTTTCTGCCGCCGTCGAGCGCTACCGAGCGGCGCTATCGCATCCACCGCGAGCTCGCCGGCGACCCCACCGAACGGCTCGAACAAGGCCGCGCCTGGCTCAAGCAGTATGACGCTGCGATCCGCGGCGGCGACGAAGCCCAGGCCAGCGAATTCGCCGATCGCCTCTATGCCGTCGGCGACGCCATGCCAGACGATGACGAAGACGAAGAGTTGACCGGCCATGCCCAGTTGACAAAATTGCTCGCGGCTGCACCCGGTCAAGTGCCGCTATGGGGTCAGAGCGGCACGTTTCTGATCACGGTCAAGAAATGCCGAGTCGTGGTTCACGCCGACGGCGACTTCCATTTCGAATTGACGGCGTTCGATTGGGATCGGCCGTTTCTGAGCGAAAGCGGCTATCTTTCGCTCTACGGCGACGCTGACGACGCGCGCGGGCGCACGGTCAAGCAATGCGTCACGAAGCTGGCGCAAGAGCGTTCCAAGAAACCGGTCAAAATGGTCAGAACGCGTTGGGATCACGACACTCGCACGCGACAAGAAATCCCCGTCGGCCCTGACCCAGACGATGTCGATTGGCAGCCCGGCGGCTGGCTCTACGAATTGAAACAAAAGGGGTAAATGCAAACACGGGGCCGGGTCGCAACTCGGCCCCAATCCTTTGGGGGGACATTTGATGAGCGAGTCGAAGCCGTACCCGCTGGTGGTCAAGCGTGTGTTTTTTGAACAATTCGCCCGTGGGGAAAAGACGATCGAATATCGCCGCCATCGCCGGCCGTTCACGGCGAACACATACTGGCCAGGCCGGTCGATCGTGATCCGCTACAGCTACAACGCGGCGCAGAGCCCGGAACTCGCCGCCCGAGTCGTGCGCTTCGAAGTCGGTCGCCTCGACGAAATCGGCGACGTCGCCGCGGCGCTCAAGACGATCTACCGCGATCTCGCCGACGCCGACGAAATCGCCATGATCCATTTGCAGGTTTCAACCTAGTGATCCGGCGCGGCCGATCAAAGCCGCGATCCATTCATCGTCGTCGTCGATGATATTCGGGACCGAGCAATGGGCCGTCGCGCTCTGGCCGCCGTGCTGATGGCGTCCCAGACGGCGGGGTGTAGACAAAGCTGGCGGAGATCCGTCGTTCGGACAATCGTTGCTGGGTTCGCTTGAGCGACGGGTCTGCATAGACGCCTCCTCCCGATTGCAGCCCGTGGCGCATGAGGTGCCAGCGCGGCGATCTTGCCTTCTGCGCGATGATCGCGGGGTGCGATGTCACCGAATGAAATCGCCACCCGTGTTGCCATAGATGATAGCCGAGCCATTCGGCCAGAATGCCGGCGAACCCCAACCCCTGATAATCGGGCAAGACCACGGTGCGATGTTCGCGCCAAATGTCGTGCACCGTCGAATGCACTTGTCGCACGGCGGAAGTAAAGGCGACGCATTGATCGTTGGCAAAGCCGCCGATGCAGATCGCCCCGTTGTGCAATACCGAAGTCAAATAATGATATTTGCTAAAGCGGTGCCAGACGCCGTGATCGACACTGCGGATTTCAACGGCGATTTCGGGTCGTCGCTGAAGAGACCTCCATTCGAAGGCGCCGAGATGGGGTTCGAAGACCCAATCTGGTTGCAGCCATTCGACGATATCGTAATGACAGCTGACGGCGATGAATTGGCGCTTATTGCGCCGCACCGTCTTTTGCACGCAATGAGCCGCGACTTTGGCGACCTGGCGATCGACGACAGAGGTGAATTCGTCGATGACGGCGAGGTCGGGACACTCGGCAAGCGCCCGGGCGACCGTGGCGCGAAATTGTTCGCCGTTCGATAACACGTGAAACGGGCGCAACCAATTCGGCACGCTGCCAAAGCCCACGGCGCTGAGCAACGCGGTAATCGTCTTGATGCTCATCGCGACCGGAAAGCCGTCGAGGATGCTGCGATCTTCAGGCCAATCGAAGCCGGCGATCACGGCGGGCCCAAAAAGTTCGCGCGCCACGGTCGACTTGCCGCAGCCGGACGGCCCGACGATCAGACCGATACTCCACGGGCGTTCCTCGATCGGCAATTTTGCATTGATTTCAACGCGGCTCTTTTCTTCGAGCGACACGTCGAACATGCCGGTCATCTGCACGACGCGCGGTGTGCTGACGACGGGGGATTCGCGCACGATGTCGATGTTCACCCGATTGATCCTCTGACGGTCCGGCCTTCCGCCTGCATTCGTTCGATCAAGGCGACCTGGTCGGCTTCGTCGGCGCATTCGACGACGACAACCCAGGACTCCGGCACGGTCTGACTATCGGCGTCGCCGCCCTCGCCGAGCCCGTCGAGCAGCCGTGACAATTCTCGTTCACTGAAGCCGATCAGCGACAAATCGAATTCCGTCGTGTCGAGCCGTTCGAGCTCCAGCGCCAACATCGCCTCGTCCCAGGTCGCGTTCAGCGTCAACTTGTTGTCGGCGAGGACATAGGCGCGGCGTTGCGCGTCGGTCAAATGAGCGTGCTCGATGCACGGGACCCGCGGCATCGCCAAGCGTTGCGCTGCCAGCCAACGCGCGTGTCCGGCGATGATGCCGTTGCTGCCGTCGATCAACAGCGGCGTCATCCAACCGAATTCTTCGATCGAGGCAGCGATTTGGTCGATCTGCTCGTCGCTGTGCTGGCGAGCGTTGTGTTCGTACGGGATCAGGTCAGCGGTCCGCCGACTGACGATCTTCACGGCAGGCCTTCGAGCACCAGGCCGACGTAATTGACCAGACGCGTCCCCCGGCCCGGCGGTCGCGCCTGCCAATGATAGAGGATGCTGCAATTGAGCCGTCGCGCGGTCGCCGTAACAACGCGATCGAGAAGCTGATGATAGCCCTTGTCCCGCGCCATGCCGGTGGCCTTCGCCTTGCCTTGCACGCCGATCAATTGCGCCAACGCGGCCGAAAAATGGCCGTATTGAATGTCGACTCGCGAACCTTCGGTGAAGGTGACGCCGATCTGTTCGCCCGCCGTCACCAGGCGCCGCGCGCACAGGATCAGCACGTGTTCCCACGGGCTGCCGTGACTGTCGAAATCAAAGACGTTGAACGGGGCGAGGTCGATCGCCCGCATGACATTGCGGCTGTCGCCGACGTAGAGTTCCCGCCCGTCGCGATACCATTTCAAATCGCAACCGACGTAGCGTTGAGCCTTCGACCAGACACGGGAATAGAGCTGACCCTCGCCGGCGAAGGCATCGAAGACGCGCGCCTTGTCGGCGCCGATCGCGTTCAAGACGTTGCTGCGGATTTCGACTTTGGCCGCCAGCGCAGCCGGGTTGTTGGCGACCCTTTGGCGCAAACCGCCCGCTGGACCGAGCCGTCGGCCGAACCGACGGTTGACGTTGAGACCCCACTTTTCAGTTCTTAAGGGTGCCGAGCTCGATTTCGACATCGGGAAACTCCGCCATGAAATGCTGGATCCGCTGTAACGCCGCCGATTGCGTCGTCATCGGTCCTTGCACCGTGATCCAAAAGCGATCGGCGACAGCGCCCGTGTTGATCTGCTTGACTTCGGGCGGCTTGCTGACTTTTTCGAGCAAGGCCTCGACATCCTCGGCCGTGAACCCGAGCGCTGAATAGGCGTCCTCGGTCACGTCCTCGAGCAAGGCCAGCGTGCGGTCGCGGTGGAAATGGGATAATTCGCCGAGCCGATTGTCGGCGAGCAGATATTCGTCGGCGGTCTTCTGGTCGACATCCCAAAAGATCACGTCGATCTCGCCGTGCCCCAGGTCGCGCATTGCCTGGTGGATGCCGTGCCCGGCGATCAACATGCGATTTTCCTTTCGCACAAACACCGGCCGCGGCTGCCCAAAGCGATCGATCGAAGCTTTGAGCATTTCGATCTGGTCGGGCGGGTGAACCCGGTTGTTGCGCGGGTTCGGGATGATGCTGTTGATTTTGACCGTGGCGCGACTGGTTGCTTTCATCGGATCATCCCTGCCAATAGCCGACGCGGCGTCGCCGGCGTGATGCCATCGCCGTGGGCACGGGGCGTCGGATGATCCCGCCCAGGGCAACTTTCAACTGCTCGTCTTCGGGTGCTGTCTCCGGTTCGGGCGGATTGGGTTCCGGCGGCGGTTCGAGGCCCAATTGATCTTCGAGGGCGCGCCAGCGGTTTTCGGACCATCGATCGGCGCCGGCGAGCCAGACCGCGGCCCGTGCATAGACCCGGCAATCGAGCGCCTCGTTGCGCGGCCGCAACTGGCGCCATTCGGTGCGCGCGGCAAAGCCACGGCGCGATCGGATGATGACCTGTTGTTCGGCGGTCAGTTGCTTAATCCATTCGTCTGACACGGTATCGGGCAAATGGATGTAGCCGTGGGGATAGGTGAAGCCGGCGCCGAGCTGTTCCGTGGTCGGCTTGGGCAGCCCCAGATGCTTATAGAGTTCCTTCTTGAAAAAGCTGACGGAGACGGTCCACAGGTTCAGCCCGCGCTTAAGCCGCTTGCCCTGGTTCGTCACTTCGATCTTGGTGGGCCCCGACACGGGCACCAGACGATCATAAGCGCCGACGCCGCGCACCGGCAGCACCGTGGCGCGATCCTGGCCGCGCGCCCACTGGTAGACGTTTTGGGTGGTGAACCCGGTGTCGATCGCCAAACGCTGCAGCGCCAGGCGCACGCCGGTTTCGTGTTCCCAGGTGCGGCCCAGTAGTTCGGTCAGGATTTCCCAAATCTCCGGCCGCCCCGGGTCGCCGTTGATGACGATATGCTCGACCAGCCACGACTCGAGGCCGCGCCCCCAGGCCCAAACGTCGATCTCGATACGGTCGATTTGGACGTCGGCGCCTGCCGTCAAGAACAGGCCACGCTCTGGCACCGTGGCGTGCGGCCAGGCCTCGCGGCGCTCGTAGAGGCGTTCCCAATCGGGCACGGCATCGGCCTCCTCCTCCCATTCTTCGCCGAGGACGGTGTTGACGAAGGTCTTGCGAGCGTCGGGATCGTTCGTCGCCTTTTCCCAGTCACGGGCGATTTGCGCCCAACCGAGCCAGCCGATCGGGCTGTAAAGCCCGGAGATGTGATAGCCGTGGGTCAACGGGTCGGAGCTGATCGCCGTCGGCCGCCATTCGCCGGCTTCGAGCATCGCCGTCTTGTGATATTCGGGGAAACTCTTCTCGCACTGAGCACACTGGTAGACGACGGTTTCGGGCCGACCGGGTTGCCAGCGCAGCCGGGCGAATTCGAGAGCTTGCGCAAATCCGCAAAGCGGGCACGGGACGAAATATCTGCGCTGGTCGCTGGCCTCGTATTCGGCGCTGATGCGGGAACTGCCTTTGATCAGCGGCGTCGAAGCCAGCAATTTTTTGGCGCGAAAGCTGAAGGTGCGCGCACGGGCTTCGGCCAGGGCCACGGGATCGCCTTCGCCCTCGATGTCGCCAGGGTAGGCATCGATCTCGTCGAGGAACAGGAAGCGCACAGGCATCGAGCGCAAGCCCACGGCTGAATTCGCGCCGGTGATGACCAACACGCCGCCGAGAAACTCCTTGAGCAGCATGGTATTGCCCGAGTCGCGCGACCGCGCCGGGTGGACCTTGACGCGCAATTGTTCGCTTTCGTCGAGCAGCGGGTCGATGCGCTGGCGTGAATACCGCTTGGCGAGCTCCACGGTCGGCTGCACCAGCATGGTCGGCCCCGGCGCCTGGTCGACAATGTAGCCGATCCAACAATTGCCGAGTTCGCTGGCGCCGACTTGCGCCGCCTTCTTCAACACCACGCGCTGAATTGGCGAAGTCACCCCGAGATCGTTCATCGGCTCTCGCAAATATGGGGTGCGAGCGGTACGGTACGGACCGGGTTCGGCAGCGCTGCGGGAAGTCAAGACGCGGTAACGATCAGACCATTCGGCGACCCCCAATTCGTTGTCGGGTTCGAGGTAGTCAAGAAAGCTTGGGATCGAAGCCATGTCTGAAGCCAAAACCGCATCGGTCGCACAATACGCCAAGATGCACCGGGTCAGCGAGCAGACGATCCGTAACGCCGTGGCTCAAGGCCTCATCATCATGCCGACTTCGGGTCGGATCGACATTGACCAGGCCGACGCCAGTTGGGCAATTCAACGCCGTTCGCGCATGACGACGCAGCAGACTGACCAAGGCCGCCGGTCGGCCGAAGCCAAGATCGTCGTCGGCATCGCCAAATTGCGGCTTGCCAAGGACAAGCTCGAGGGCGTCCGTGAACGCTATATCAACCGTGCCGAATTCGCTGCTCAAGCCAATGCCGAAGTGCAGCAGTTCATCGTCTGGTTGCGGGAAATCCCCGATCGCTGCGCGGCTGAATTCGCCGCGGTGTTGGAAATCAGCCCTACAGTCGCCCACCAGTTGCTCGCTCGCTTTATCGATTTGTGCATTGTCGAGCTGGGCGACCTGGCCGAGGAAGCGGTTCGAACAGCGGAGACGGCATGATGGCGATCGATCCCAGCCCAGAAACGCTGATGAAGATCAACACCGAACTCAACGTGGTGCGGGCCCAACACAACGATTTGACGCTGAAAATCCGGCATCGCGAGCTGGTCGAGATCCACAAGGCCGAGGCGGTGACCTTCGCTCGCGCCCGTCGGGTGCGCGATCAATTGTTGAGCGCACCGGCGCGACACGCCGCGATCCTCGCCGCCGAACTCGGCTTGCCGGCCGTGACGCTGGTGCACGCGCTCGATCACGTGATCCACGCGAGCCTGCGCGAAATCAGCCGGCGGCCCCGCCCAACCCAAGAAAGTTTCAGCGGCACGGACTAGCGAAAAAACGTACCTCTTGTCCCCGCATCCGGCCCGGACCGCGAAAGATCGTTTTTTGGGCGATGGGGAAAACAATGGAATTGCAATGGAACTCCATTGTTCCGGCATAAAAATGCCTGTATGGGCATTTAAATGCCCCGCGAACAAATCAAGATCGTCGGTAAGTTCGATCCAAAAGCCATTGATATGCGTTTTCACGTGAACCGTGCCCGGTCACCCAACGCGAACAGCGGCCCGGCACTTCGGACTTTCGTGAAGCGCACTGCCTCGGCATAAAACCACAACGCTAACGCATCGGCTTCGTCTTCGGTGACATTGGGAAAGCCGTGGACGGCGCACATCTTTTGCGTCGCGATCTTCTTATTAGCGCGCCCGCCCCACGAGCCGTTGCCGGTGAAATGCCGGCAGATTACGTTGGATTGCTCTTCGCGGCACGGGATCGCATGCTCATAGGCGATCATCTCGACCACGCCGCACATGGAGAACAGCTTGCGCACGACGTTGATATCGATCGGTATTCCCTTGGTCGGTTCGGTCGAAATCACCTGACCGGTTTTCGTGCGGACCTTTTTCGGTGCAAACCGCGGCACATAGGGTGCCTCGAAGACAATGATGCTCGGTTGCCATTCGATGCAACGCGCGCCAAGCCACAAACAAAACGCGCGCAAGGCTTCGCCGATATTGCCTTCACTGTCCTTTGGGCGCGGTTTGCCTGAACGGAAGCGGCCATAGGACGGCCGATCGCCGGGCATGCCATAGGCCCAGCCAGTCGTCGTCGCCACGTCGAGCGCGAACAGGCCGCCGGTCACGCGGTCCCCGCCGGCTCTTCCTCGCCGAGGTGCAGACGCGCATCGGCCAGCGCTTCGCCCACATTTTTGCGCGGCCGGCCGCGAGGCCGCGGCTGATGCACCGGTTGCTCGTCAAAGGATCGAGGCTTGCGGCCTCGGCGTGACGCACCCTCGGCCCTGGCGCTACCAGTCGCGGCCTCGGCGCGGTCCATCGCGGCGTCGCCGAGCGGTGTGCCGGCAAGCATGCCGAGGCCGCGGCGGTAGCTGTCGAGCAATGCCAGGTGGTCCTGCAGCTCGACCGGCTCCATCTTCCGCTCGCGAACCATCTGGCGAATGATCTTGGGCACGAAGCCGGCGTTTTTGGCTTCCTCCATCACCGCCTTGATGTCCTCGCCGAGCGAGGCGCGTTCCTCGTGCAGGCGCTCGACGCGCTCGACATAACGGGCGAGCGCGCCCTCGTTGATGACCCCACCGAACTGGTCGGGAATTTCACTCCGCAGCGTCTTTGCCATCCTCCGCCTCTCCGTGGTTGATTTCAGTTGCGCTAAGGCCGAGCCCGCGCTGAATCGCAGCGAGGTCGCGCGGGTCGGCGGTGCGTCGCGTAGTGGTCGGGGTGCGCTCGGCGACGGCAAGGTTCGCGCGAAATTCGGCGAGCCGCCGATCGATATAGGCGATATCCTCGGACGTCGGATCCGGGCGGCGCTCTGGCCGTGGCGGTGTCAGGCTGTATTTGCCGCCGGTCATCATCTCGACCACTTGGTTGACGAAAACCCCGTCGAACCAATCGCCGCGCGGGTCGCCGCCGTATTTCTGCGAGAAGTCGGCAAGCCGCACCCGGCGCCAGCCGTAGCGGTAGGCGTGAAAATGCCGGATCTCGACATGATCGAGGCAGTCGAGCCCGCCGGCCTCGACCTTGGCGACCAGCGCGCGGCGATGGTCCTCGCTCGGGAAGAAAAGATCCGTCATTAAATCAGCCGTCGTCCAATGTGCTCTTGCACGTTATTTTGAAAGACTCGGAAATTATCCATCTTTTCGATACGGTAGTGCGGCTCGGCCCTTAACTTGCCGTTGCAAAGGCCGCAGACCGGCCACATTTCGTGAAGTCCATTTTTATAGGCGTTATCGGTTGCATGATCCAAATGGTAAAATTTGGTGTGGTGACCATCCCGAATAATGACGCGATCAGACCGTTGGCAACACGGGCATCGTCCTAGATAAAAGTCGATTACTACCTGATCATAAATGTCTTGATTGCGAACCGGCGCCGCGCGCCGCTTTACAAAATCGCCAAGGCGCTCTTGTATTTCGAGCGCGGTACGCTGAACACTTGACACTCTATCGCCGACACCGCCAATCTGGTCGCGGGTTGCCAACATTGCGATCTGTTCGAACAAGAGCGCAAACAGGTCCGGCGTCGCGTTCGCCATCTTCGCAGTCGCATCATCGACCGCCGTCTCAGTCTCGGCGTCCACCGGGCGCAGCTTGCCGGCGACCCAGAGGCCGTAAATCTCAACAACATGAATTTGCACCGGGATCGCGTTTGGTGCCTCAGATTTTATTACGATGAAAATCGCTTGATTGAAGTTGAGAAGATATTCAGAACCGGGCCGTCCGGGCCCAGGATAATTTACTTCACGGTGAAGCAAATTCCCGAAGTGCTCTAAAGTGTGTCGATTTCGTTCAATCAAATTGTGAACATTAGTTCCACGCCCGTAATCGAGCACTTCCGCCAATCGCCAATCGGGAACGCGCGGAACCCCATCGCTGTCATCGTGAAAGTCCTCAAGCCACAGCGGCCGGATCGGCTTGCGTTGGGCGGGCAGTCCGCCACCGAATAATTCTGTCATGCCGCCTCTCTGTTGGTGAATAGCTCGACCTGGCGCGCCTTGATCTGCGCCAACAGGTGCGCAGGAAAATCGCGGTCATCGCCACCGGCTTGGCGCCGGCGCGCGTAGTCGTCGATCAGCGCGGCGAGGCGTTCCGTGTCACGATCTCGACCGCCGGCAAACGGCAGCAACAGCCCGCGTTGCTGCGCTCGCGGATTAAGCCCGAGGGCGCGCGGGTTGGTTCCTTCCTGTCGTCGCGATTGCCGAGCCCCCCACGCTGTGGGGGGTTGGGGGGAACCACGGGGGAAGTCTGAGTCTTTAAGGGGGGAGTGGGGG